TAAAGGTTCGTTGGTCGAAGTGTGGCGCGGTTTCTTTGATTCAAACAACCAAATCATTACAACGCCATCAACGCAATTTTTTAAACGCTACCAAGGCATTATCAGTAGCGTATCAATTACAGAAGATTTTAATTCTGAAATGCGAACACGCATTGCGACTTGCTCTATTGCCTGTTCATCGATGCGCCGAATATTAGAAAACAGATTGTCGGGCGTTAAAACTAACACAAACAATTGGCAATTTATTTATCCCGCTGATACATCAATGAATCGAGTTAGTGAAATTTCAAACCAATATTTTGATTTTGGCAAACCCCCTATGACGCAAACACAAGCAAGCGAAACAACCGTGACAATGGATGGCGGCGGCGGTGATGGCGGCGGCGATGGCGGTGCGCCGGATTAAAAATATGATAAGACAAGCAACAAGATATGACATACCAAGATTGTTAGAAATTGTGGAGGCTTACGCTTATGAAAACCCTATTAAAAAACTTGGTCAATCGTGTAACCACTTTCCCCGTTATGTTGAAGAACTATTGTTCAGCATTATTCAAGGGCGTGGGTTTATTTATATCGACTCGAATATGCGCGGCGCGATTGTGGCTTACAAAACTTCTAACATTTGGTCGCCCAAAGTGAAAGAGTTAAACGAACTGTTGTGGTGGGTAGAACCTGAACATCGCAACGGCACGGTTGGCGGTAGGTTGTGGAAAGCGTTTGATAACCACGCACAAGCAATGCTAAAGGCCGGTGACGTAGATTTTGTTTGCACATCGATTTCAGCCAATGGGCCGCTAATTAATTACTCGCGCCGCGGATACAAACCGCTTGGCGCAACTTTTGTTAGGGAATAGAAATGGTTGCAACACTAATTGCTTATGTCGGTACGGCTTTAATGGTTAGCCCTGCCGTTGCAACTTTCATTGTTAACTTTGCTTTATCGTTAATTGTTACCCGCGTCTTTGCTGACAACCCTGAAAAACAACAGGACATGGGCGTTCGGCAACAAGTACCGCCAAGCGCGGTCAATGCCATTCCTATTGTGTACGGCGATGCCTACATGGGCGGCACGTTTGTTGACGCGGTGCTAACCGTTGACCAACGCAAAATGTATTATGTATTGGCAATCTCAAGCATAAGCCCTAACGGTCAGTTTACGTTTGACCAAACCGATATGTATTTCGGTGATAGAAAAATTGGCTTTGACCCAACAGAACAAGGCAAGGTTATTACGCTAACCGATGAAGCAAGCCCGCCAAACGTAGATGACAAGATAAGCGGCAACCTATTCATTTACTTGTTTACATCGACACAAGCCGGAGTTATTACAGCAATCAATAGCACAGGCACATTGCCTAACGTCATCATGGGCGGCTCTGACATTGCCGCCGCACAGCGTTGGCCCGCGTCCAATCGCCAAATGAACGGTTTGGCATTTGCAATTGTTGTACTAAATTACAACCGTGATGCCGGTACTACTCAACTGTCGCCAATAACATTTAAAGTTAAGCACGCATTGAATGGCACGGGCGTAGCAAAGGCCGGTGACGTTTGGTATGACTACATGACCAACGATGTTTACGGCGGTGCTGTAGGTGCGTCATTTGTAGATGCGGCAAGCGGTACGGCCTTAAATGTTTACGGCGACCAAACAATAACATTTACCAACAGTAGCGGTTCACCATCTACGCAAGCACGTTACCGAATCAATGGCGTATTGGATGCAGGGCAATCGGTTCTGTCTAATGTTGACCGTATCATGTCAGCTTGCGATTCGTGGATGACATATAACGCCGCCTTGGGTCAGTGGTCGGTTGTCATTAACAAAGCCGAATCTGCATCTTATGCGTTTAACGATAACAACATCATTGGTGAAATTCGCGTTAGTGCAAGTGACTTAACAAGTTCAATCAATCAAGTTGAAGCACGATTCCCGTTTAAGGGCAACCGCGACCAAGCTAATTTTGTCAACATTGAAACGCCTGTTGGCTTGCTGTACCCCAACGAACCGGTCAACAAGTATTCAATAACCTATGACATGGTTAACGACTCAGTGCAAACGCATTACCTTGCTAACCGTTTGCTTGAACAAGCCCGCGAAGATTTAATTGTTGGATTTAACACAACCTATTACGGCATACAAGTTGACGCGGGTAATGTGGTCAGCGTAACCAATAGCGATTACGGTTGGAACGCAAAGCTATTCCGCGTAATGAAAGTAAACGAAGCCTCGCTACCCGATGGCAGTTTAGGCGCACGGTTAGAGCTTAGCGAGTACAACGCGCAAGTTTATGACGATCAACCTATAACGCAATTTGCACCCGTGCCAAATTCGGGTTTGCCATCGGTTAGTTATTTTTCGCCTTTAGCCGCGCCTACCGTTACAGGTTTCCCAAGCGCAACAATTCCCTACATTGACGTACAAGTGTATGTACCGGCAACAGGGCGCGTAACTTTTGGAAATCTATTTTGGACATCTAGCGCAACGCCTACCGCCGCCGATTGGAAGTTAGTAACAAGCGCCGCAACAGTTAACGGTCAAGCGGTAATAAATAACACTTACTACACGTTTGCAAACATTACCTTAAATACTGGCACATATTACTTTGCCTACAATGTTGGTAACGAAGTAACAACTTCAACTTTAAGCCCCATTAGCGCGGCATTTGTTTGGAATCCAACAGCATCCGCGGGCGTTAACGGTACACGCACGGCAATCCTAGATGTTTACCAATGGTCGGTTAATGCGCCGACTGTATTTCCTGTTGGTACTTCTGTTTACACATGGGCCACAGGACAATTTACCGCCCCTGCTACGTTAAACGGTTGGTCGCTAACACCGCCCGCAACCGTGCTAGGTCAGAACCTTTGGATTGCACGAACGATTTATGCCGACACTTTGACAACAGCAACGTCAACCGTTACTTGGGCGGCAACAGCGGCTTATTCTGTAGGCGGTGCGGGAACAAATGGAACACGAACAGCGTTTCTTGAAGTTTACCAATGGGCCGCATCAACTCCTACCACGTTTCCATCAGGCACTTCTACCTATACATGGGCCACAGGCGCGTTTACAGCCCCGTCAACAGCTAACGGTTGGTTGCTGACACCGGCGGCCTCAATTGCAGGTTACACGCTTTACGCTTGTTCTGTTCAATATGCGGATACCTTAACAACTGCAACATCTACAGTATCTTGGACAACATCAACAGCGTATGCAATAGGTGCGGCGGGAACTAATGGAAGCGCCGGTAGTGCGGGTAATAGCTTTCGTATTGCGTATTACACTCAATCGCAGTCATTAGCCGCACCAAGCGTTTCGCCTAACCCAACAACCGGCAATTCATCATTCCCGTCAAGCGTTGCATGGGCGGGAACTATTACAGCGCCTACAGGCGGTCAGTCACTTTGGGCAATTGACGGTACTTATGTCGCGTCAACAAATCAAACAACGTGGTCAACGCCTTATTTAACACAAGGCATACCAACCACGGTTCAATCTGACAACTACGTTTTAAATACTTCCGGTTGGCAAATTCAGCGTGATACAGGAAACGCATTTTTTAACAATGGAACATTCCGCGGAAATATTAGCGGCGGCGCAAATATTGAAATTACCGGTTCTGCTAAATTTAACGGTGCGGTCACTACAACTGCGGGAACAAGCGCAATTACGGCTAACGTAACTTTTGCTCAGCGTTATGGACTTATTGCTTATGCTGACAATAGTCCTTACAGCCCTGTAGTACAAACTGCGGCAGTTTATGGCGTTGGTTCAGGAATGGCTTTTGGTATTCGTGGAGAATCTTACGGTACTGGCGGTGTCGGAGTTGTTGGGTTTGGAGATCAACATGGCGTAGAAGGTAATTCTAGTGCTACAAGTGGAGTTGGTGTTCGTGGTTATGGTTACGCCGCAAACGGCACGGGGGTTAGCGGTGTTTCCTACGGAACTGGCCCTGCGGTTTACGGCAATTCATTAGGCGGTGGCCCTGCCGTTTGGTGTGATGGAATATTTAAATGGAGTACATATTCTATTGCCGTGCCTACCGGAAGTTCAAGCGATGTTTTGCGCGGTAATGGCACATGGGGCGCAGTTAGTTTTGCCACAAACGCAACAAACGCAACCAATGCAACATACGCGGATTACTTAGGCGGTGTCATTGCAAGTTCATGGGCAAGGATTTTTCCAACCAATGCGGGCATAGCAAACGCCGGTGGTTCGGGCTTAAATATTCTAGGTAGCGGCTCAACAGGAATTGTTGGTGCGTATGTAAAAACATTTGGCTCAAGCAACATCGTAACAATTGAAGTTGTAACAACAAGCCCGTCTGATATACGTTTAAAAGAAGAAATAGCAGATAGCGATTTAGGCTTGGCCTTTGTCAAACAATTGCGCCCCGTTTCTTACAAACTAAAAGCCGACCCAAAGCACCAAAAAGGCTACGGGTTTATTGCTGACGAAGTAGATCAAATTATCGAATCCGGTTCATCGCTTGTATATCACGAAGCCGATTGGAAAGTTGGCGATGAAACAGGATTTAAAACAATTCACTACCCCTCGTATATCGCTGTACTGACAAAAGCTATACAAGAGTTAACCGCCAAAGTTGAGGCGTTAGAAGCCAAATTAAAAGTGTAAAAGTTTATTGATGTAATTAAACAAGATTGATAGAATAACCGCACTACAAGACAACATTCGTACCCTGCGAGAACGCGGGGCGCGTCACTACCTGAGTTCGGGGAAAACATGGCTGTCTTTAGTAAAAATTCAATTACGCAAGTAAGCGGGTTTAACAACCCTTGCATTACTGGTGAACTTGTCTATCAGCAAAAAACATATTGGAACTTAGTTCTAACTGCTGAAGATGGCGTAACGCCTGTTAGCTTGGTTGGCGCAACAATCAACGCACAAATTATTCGCCGCGAATTAACCAATGTTCAAGATACACGCTACGGCCTGTCGTTTGACATTAGCAATTACAGCCCGCCCCCAACAGCAATTGTATTGACCATCAGCAACCGCGTTGATGCGTCCGGCGCTTTTACTTTAATCATTGACGATACATCTTGGAGTTTGGTTGACTCTGACACCCAACTTGCAATCAATTCTGTCAATGGCGCAGGGTTTTCAGGACGCATCAAAATTACTTTCCCTGTAGTTGGCACAACGCCATCTGAGGACAACATTATTTTTCTGCTGTTCATCGTGCGTTCTGATGGCATCGTGAAAATATAAGGGAAGTTAAATGGCAAACATAAATGTCAGTACAACTTCAGGCAATACAGTACAAGTTAAGGTCACGCCCGTTCCGAACCAAGTGGTTCAAATTAACCGCGGCGTGGAAGGGCCGCAAGGCCCTGCGGGTGGTGCAACTATTGGCGGTTATCCAACGGTCATTACAAACCCGCAAAACCTTGATGCGTTAATGTTTCAAAGTAATACATGGGTCAACATTGCCCAAACTGAAATCGCCGATGGCGGCAACTTTTAACAGGAGTTTTAATCATGGCAAATACAATTCGAATTAAACGCCGCGCTAATGGCGGCGGTGCGGGCGCACCGGCAACCCTTGCTAACGCTGAGTTAGCATTTAACGAACAAACGAATATTTTGTACTACGGTACAGGAACAGGCGGTGCGGGCGGTAGTGCAACTGCAATCATTCCTATTGCGGGAACTGGTGCTTTTGTCGATACATCTACCAACCAAACAATTGCCGGTGTAAAAACTTTCAGTAGCACAATTGACGGTTCTGTCAACGGTAACGCGGCAACAGCTACCGCGCTTGCTACAGGCCGCACAATCGCCATTACAGGCGACTTAGCTTATACGTCAACATCGTTTGATGGAACAGCTAACGTAACCGCCGCGGGTACTTTGTCAACGGTCAATAGCAACATTGGCGCGTTTACCAAAATCACCATTAACGGCAAAGGTTTGGCTACAGCCGGTTCACAAGCAAGCCTGTCAGACTTATCTAGCCCAACAGCATCGTTCAGCATGGGCAGTCAATTGCTGACCAACTTGCTTGACCCCGTTTCATTGCAAGATGCGGCAACTAAAAATTACGTTGATAACGTGGCGCAAGGTTTGGATACAAAAGGTTCTTGCGTAGCCGGTACAACGGGAAACATTACGTTGTCAGGCACACAAACAATTGATGGCATTGCCATCGTTGCCGGTGATCGCGTATTAGTTAAAAACCAAACTGCACCCGCTGATAACGGTATTTATGTTGCATCTGCAAGTGCGTGGGCAAGATCATCTGACATGGATGTTTGGGCAGAAGTGCCAAGTGCTTACACGTTTGTTGAATCAGGAACAGCGCAAGCCGATACCGGTTGGGTGTGTACATCTAATGCGGGCGGCACATTAGGGACAACTGCAATCACTTGGACGCAATTTAGTTCTGCCGGTGCTTTTACAGCGGGTACAGGATTAACTTTAACTTCAAATCAATTCAGCATTACCAATACTGCTGTAACTGCCGGTTCATACGGCAACATTAACGGTACGCAAACCGCTGTTTACACGGTTAACGCACAAGGCCAATTAACAGCATCGGCAACATACGACATTAATGTGGATGGCGGCACGTTTTAATATTTTTTTCACCCTGCTATATAGCAATTAAAGGGATGGCAAATGCCTAACATTATTAAGCCCAAGCGCACAAGCACCGCGGGCAATACGCCAACTACAGCCAATCTTGCATCGGGCGAATTGGGTGTAAACATGGCAGATCAAAAGACGTACATAAACAATGGTACGTCTGTTGTTCAAATTGGCGCGGGCAATCTTACTGGCCTTGGTGACGTTGTAATAACAAGCCCAACAGATTCACAAGCGTTAATTTATAACGCCGCTTTAGGCAAATGGGTTAACGGTACTGGCGGCGCAACAACAGGCGTAATTGTTCCAAACCTAACAACAGCAATAGCAAATGAAACATTGCCTAATGGCTCAAACGGTCAATCAATAGGGCCAATTGCTATTAACACAGGCGCATCAATCACTATCGGCGATAACGCTCAATGGTTCATCTTTAATTACTAAGGTTAAAAAATGACAATTATTATCAATGGAAGCAATACACCTACAGCCGGTGCTGTCGCAGTAGGTGACGGTACGACTTTAAAATTTACTGCGGCAGGACTAAGCGGGCAAGTTTTGCAAAGCAATGGGGCAAATATGCCTACATGGGTTGCTAATGATTTGGGTTCAGTCACTTCTGTAGCTATGACCGTACCGACCGGATTGTCGGTCACTGGCTCGCCAATTACATCATCGGGAACTTTGGCAGTTTCTTTGCAAAGTGGCTATTCAATTCCAACAACAGCAAGTCAAACAAATTGGGATTCTGCTTATACGCAAAGGCTTCAATGGGATGGTAGCGCGACAAATTTGGTTGCGGCAACGGGTCGCACATCTTTGGCACTTGGAACAATAGCAACGCAAGATGCGTCAAGCGTTGCAATTACAGGCGGTAGCGTTACGGGAATTACTGACCTAGCTGTTGTCGATGGCGGCACAGGCGCAAGCAATATATCTGATGCTAGAACTAATCTTGGCGCGGCTTCATCTGCAACAACAATTAGCACGGGCACAGGCTTGTCGGGCGGCGGCGACTTAACAGCTAACCGAACTTTATCTATTGCAAATACTGCCGTTACTGCCGGTGCGTTTGGTTCTGCATCTGACGCACTTACAGCAACCGTTAATGCTCAAGGTCAACTTACCGCTTTGGCGGCAATACCAATCGCAATTGCAAATACTCAGGTCAGCGGCTTGGGTACGATGTCAACGCAAACGTCAAGTGGCGTAACAATTACGGGCGGCTCAATCACAGGCATTACTGACCTTGCAATTGCCGATGGCGGCACGGGCGCATCCGATGCCCCAACTGCTAGAAGTAATCTTGGTTTAGGTACTGCCGCGGTGTTAACCGCCGGTTCTGCTAATGGCGTTGCAACGCTTGATGCGGGCGGCACAGTACCACTTGCACAATTACCGGCTTCAATTCAAGGCGGTGTTTCGTATCAAGGTTCATGGAACGCGGCAACAAACATTCCCGCATTAACATCTAGCGTTGGAACAAAAGGTTTTTACTACGTTGTTGCAACATCAGGCACAACTAATCTGAACGGTATTACTGATTGGTTGGTAGGCGATTGGGCAATTTTTAATGGCTCAGTTTGGGAGAAAATAGATAACACCGACAATGTGGCAAGCGTTAACGGCTACACAGGCGTTGTTGTTCTTGCCGCAAGTGACGTTGGCGCGCCGCCAACAAGCCGCGCAGTTAGCGCAGGGACGGGATTAAGTGGCGGCGGCGACCTAACTACCAATCGCACAATTTCAATTGCAAATACAGCGGTTACAGCCGCTTCATACGGTACAGCAAGTGCAGTACCAAGTTTTACCGTCAATGGTCAAGGTCAATTAACTGCGGCCTCTGATGTAACTATTGCAATTGCAAATACACAAGTTTCGGGTTTGGGTACGATGTCAACCCAAGCGGCTTCAAATGTTTTAATTACAGGCGGTTCAATTTCAGGCATTACCGATTTAGCGATTACTGATGGTGGAACAGGCGCAAGCACAGCGCAAGGCGCAATGAATTCATTTGCGGGTGCAGTTACAAGCGGTTCATATTTACGCGGCAACGGCACAAATGTAGTAATGAATACTATTCAAGTGGCAGATGTACCTACCCTTAACCAAAACACAACAGGCACGGCGGCTAACGTCACAGGCACGGTTGCGCTTTTAAATGGTGGAACTGGTGCAACAACTGCACCGGCGGCTAGAACGGCACTTGGTGCAACAACATTAGGTTCAAACCTTTTCACAATCACAAATCCTAGCGCAATAACTTTTCCACGCTTAAACGCTGATAACACGGTTTCTGCTTTAGATGCGCCAACATTCAGGGGTGCAATTGGTGCGGGTACGGGTAACGGTTCGGTCACAAGCATTACTGTTACAGCGGGTACAGGAATGTCGGGTGGCGGCACAGTATCTACAAGCGGCACAGTCACTTTGACTAACGCGGGCGTTACAAGTATTGGTGCGGGTACGGGTATATCTGTAAACGCATCAACAGGCGGCGTAACAGTAACAAATAGCGGCGTTACTTCTGTTAACGGTGCTACCGGTGCGGTAACAGTGGCGGCGGGTTCACAAGCGTTTGTTGCTTTCGGTTCTACCGGCGGCTATTAAGGATAAAACATGGCACAAACAATTGCAATGCAACGTGGAACAGTATCAACTAATTGGACTGTAAATGCAACTAGTGCGTCAACAACAACACTATTTACGCAATCAGGAGGAATTGCTACAAGGGTGATTTGTAACTCTTTAGCAGTTAATACAAATTACAATGGTTCAGGTAATATTATTTTTTACTTAACCAATGCGTCAGGTGTATCTGTTCCAATTGGTGCGTGTAGACAAGGTAGTTCTTGGTTTAATGTTGCTATATTGCCATCAGAAGTTCAAGGCGTTGGTGTTGGCTCTGCATATTTTCAAGGCTCTGCTTTTTTTCAACAACAAAACGCGTCAGTTACGTCTTTTGGTCTAGCAAATCCAAATCAAACTATTGGCGGGTCAGTAAGTGACCCAACTCATATGGTGTATTTTCCTAAAAATATATGGATGGGAAATGGAGATTCAATAACTGTTAGAGGTTTTGTTCATTCAACAGCGACTACAACTTCTGTTGATTTTAATTTTACTACTATCACAGAATCTTAAGGAATAAAATGTTTTCTATTGCTTACAACAAACAAACTAAATTTATTCTGTACTGGCGTTACGATGATGTCGTAAATGTAGAAAAGCTAACAGCGCAACAACATTTGAGCGTTTATTGCAACAACAATAATTTAGACGCAAACAATTACACGGCAATTGAATTGCCTTGGAATCCTAAAGCGCAATATGTCATTGGACGCGACAAGTTTGATGAATCAGAAAATCGCATTTATGCTGACACTGATTGGGTTGCGCCTGTTGAAGCGCTCTTACCTACACCTACAGAATAAGGAATCGTTATGCCACAAACAATTGCAATGCAAAGAGGGTCTATGGCGGGTACTTTTAACGGCACAACAGAACACCTTATATTTCAACAATCAGGCGGAAATGCAACTCGCGTTATTTTTAACGCTTTGTCCTGTTGGTCGGGTAGCAGTTCAGGTGGTTTTTTTAATCTTATGTTGTCAGTTACAAATAGTGGAACATCTGTAATTTTGCCTGTTGCAATAAAAATGAGTTCTGCGGCTATTGGTTCTGGCGGGATGTTTTTTTTGCCTGACACCTCAGGGATTGTTAGTGGGGCAACTAAAATGAGTTCAGAAGCCACTGCGAGCGCTCAAACTATTGTTGTTGCGTCAGGTAGTAATTGGCCCGCACCTAATGATCTTTTTATTACGGGAGGTGGAGTCTCACAAAATTCAAGTAACTCAAATTCAGCGTTTGAATTTTGTCCAAAAAACTTTTGGATAGGTTCAGGTGATTCTGTTATTTTGCGAGCTAAAACTACAAGCAATATATCAGGAACAATTGGTTGGAGTTTTACTACTATTACAGAAACTTAACAGGATAATTTATGTTTACTATTGCTTATTCAAAACAATCAAAAAAAATTGTATTTGCTCGTTACGACCAAGGGCCAACTGTAGCTGTAGATTTTTATTTTAATCAACATTGTGAAATCAATAATCTAGACAAGCATGAATACATTGTTCTTGAATATGCTTACGACAAAACGCTACTTGTTGAAATTGGCAAGCACATTTTTAACCCCGTAACCGGTCTAATTGAAGTTGACCCGCTTTACATTGCCCCCGCACCGGTTGAACCAACTGTTGCTACAGAATAAGGATTCATCATGGCACAAACAGTAGCAATGCAACGTGGAACAGGCTCAATTGCGAACAATACATTTGCGACATTGTTTACACAATCCGGCGGTATAGCAACGCGAGTAATTCTTAATCAATTGACATGGTATTTTGGTACTGGAAATCTTGACTATCCACAAGTAAACCTTGTCCATTTGTCATCTACTGGCGCATCAAGCGTTATTGGTTATTGGCAATGGTTTACGCTTACTGGCGCAAGACAAGGGCAAATTATGCCAACTCCAAATTCTTCGCCTCTTGAAAGGCTTAGTAATGGTTGGTCAAGCGTTTCAGGAACAAGCGGAAGTAACTCTAATCAATGGATAGGTGCAACATCAGGACTTAATACTGGTGTAGCCGATGGCACAATTAGGTCATATATGCCACAAAACTGTTGGATTGGGCCGAGTGATTCGCTAAGACTCGTATTTACTGAGGGTTCGGGTTCTTTTACTATGACGTATGGTTATAGCTTTACAACTATTACAGAAACTTGATGGGATAAATTATGTTTGTAATTTTTTACGATAAACAATCTTCAGAAGTTTTGGGGTTTCGTCATGATCTCTCTACAAATCCTTTAACAGCAATTGAAGTTTTTGCACGATATTTAAATGATGAAAACAAAAGCCAAGCTAACACTAGCCATGCTGAAATTACATTTCAAAATTTACAATTTGATAAAAGTAAATACTTATACAACAAAGTGAATAACATAATTAATTTGAACCCTGACTATATTGAACCGATACCACAAGAAAGTACACCATGAATTTACAACTGCCAATTGAAACAGCAAACCAAATTTTGGCTTATTTAGCTACGCGACCTTATCAAGAAGTTTTCCAATTTATTCATGCGATGCAAAATGCGGCAACATCAAAGCCAACATTGCCAATTGAAAAAACAGTTGAATAGATTTTGTACATTTATCAAAACTACCTTTTAGGCGTTTATGAACGAAGTAGAAGCAAGGCTAAACAGCCACGAAGAAATTTGCACCCTACGGTATGAAATGCTTTGTGCGCGTATCAAACGCTTAGAAGGTATTTTGATTAAGGCTTGCGGCGCAATGTTGCTTGGCATGACCGGCGTTATCTATTCATCGCTAACGCTTTTAAAGTAAAAGTGAGGCTAGGAATGGTCACGGCTAAAAAGACAGCACCAAAGGCCATTAAAGCCCCTGCAAAGGTAGCGCCGGTTAAACGTGCTACTGCCAAAACGCAAGTCAATGTAACGGTAGCGCCGCCGGTTGCCGCATCCCCTGCCCCATCAGCGCCTAAGAAAGACGATTCAGCATTGGGCAAAGTAATCGGCCTTATCGAATGGGTAGATAACCCGTTTAAGTTATTTACGGTCATTTTGTTGTCGGCCCTGTTCTTTGCCGGTTACTTTGCTTGGGATAGCCGCCAAGTAATCTTGCACGCAATCACCACGCAAGACAAAATGCCGCAACTTGCAAAGCAAGAAGATTTAATACCGCCCGCCAAGTCATTGCTAAAAGATGTTGACGGTTTAGTGCTACTGGTTCACAAAGCAAACTTAGCAAGCAATTCGCGCACGACTGTATTGGCATTAAATGCTGACGGTACGCGAGAAAAGGCAATAGAAGGCACGGTTACATCCCTGTTTAACGCATCTGCTGACCGTAATTCTGCAATGGTTGCAATGCTTAACGGCGAAATACTTTGCGAAGAATTTAACCCGTCAAGCAAAGTTGGCGAATGGGGCGTTAAGCAAGGCGTAAAGTTTATGTGCCGCGGTAGCATCCCGCCGGACATGGGCAAGTTTGCCGGATACGTTGCCATCGGTTTTAAAGACAAAGTAGAAGATATTGCCGCGCTTAAAACACGCATCAACCTAGCCGCTACGGACATGGCCGATGAATGAAGTGGCTCATACTTTTATTTGTATTGGTGATTGCCGGTGCGGTCGCCAAAGATGGATGTCATGTGCGCGAGTTTTACGGCATCGGCTACACGGTACATGACCCAACAGAACGCTATTTAAAAATGATGGCGTGGTTAAAGACAAACGCGCCGTACTGCAAGCAAGCTGATTATGTATTGATGTTTAACAATTTGGCGCATTGGGCGGGTACTGCCGACAACTTAACTTTGCGCGAGGCAATTATCAAAGGATATTCGAAGGCCAAGCAATGATTATTTTAGACAAATGGTATCCCGTTGTGATGCCTAAAAATGAAATCAGAAGTATTGCCTTTGAAAAAGCCGTGGAAAAAGCGCAAGAACAATACAGGCAAGCACTTAACGCGCACAAAGTGTCGTTAGAGAAATACGAATATGACGTTGAACTTTATAACAAACGCGCACGGGTAAACACAATCGAATTAGAAATGTTTAGCGACCGTAGGCGATTTCAAATCTTTGTATAAGGATAATCATGGCAGATTTTTTACCCGCATTTGAATTGATGTTGAAAGATGAAGGCGGCTACAAATTGCACGATGTAGAGGGCGATACCGGCGGCATGACCTACGCGGGCATTGCACGCAATAAAAACCCGCACTGGAAAGGTTGGCCCTACATTGACAGCAAAGAAACAGGCGGGCCGTTAACAGGCTTAGTGCGCGACTTCTACAAGCAAGAATTTTGGGACAAGATGCGCGGCGATGAAATACGCGAACAGGACATTGCTAACAGCATATTTAACTTTGGCGTAAACGCGGGCATGGGCATGGCAGTTAAGTTAGCCCAACTGGTTGTTAACGCTACACCCGATGGCGGCATTGGCCCTAAAACTGTTGAACTGCTAAACCAACAAAACGCAAGCGATTTCCGCAAATCCTACGCGCTAACAAAGATTGCTAGGTACGCTGAAATCTGCAACAAGAACCGCACCCAATCAAAGTTTTTATTGGGTTGGATTAACCGAACAATGGCGGGGTTGAAATGAATTTACTAAACATAGGTAGCATCATCGAATCGGTCGGCAAGGTTGCGGGCGACTTAATCACAACCGACAAAGAACGGTTGGAGATGGAAATAGAAAACCGCAAGCTAGATTTAGAAGAAAAGCGATTAGACCAAGCGGGCGACATGGCGCAGATTAGCGTCAACAAAGAAGAAGCTAAGAACCAAAACTTGTTTGTAAGTGGTTGGCGACCCGCGGTAGGTTGGATTGGTGCAACCGCCCTAGCCTATCAATTTCTTGCCTACCCTTTGCTTGGTTGGTTTTGGAAATGGGGTCAGGCAACCGGTTTAGTGCCGCCTGAACTATCGCCCCCGCCTTTACTTGATGCCGAACAACTTTGGGTTATGTTGTCGGGCATCTTGGGCATTGCGGGTATGCGTAGCTTTGAAAAGTCAAAAGGGGTTGCTACTAAGTAGCCGCGCCAAGCGCACGAATACGCTGTTGGTATGCTTGTGTATGCCTAGCCCTAACAACGGTGTCAATGGCCTTTAACATAGGTTCGTTGGCCTCTTTAAGTTCACGCAACAATGTCATGCGTTCCCGTGCCGGACGCGCACCGGCTTGCGCTGTCTTTTCGGCAATGTTTTCGTAACCATCTTGCCAAGCCTCTAACGACTCAAAGTATGCGTGCGGCGTATCTTTGTTTGGCACGAACAAGGGAAATTGCGTGGCAACTATTTCGGGTTGACTTTCTACAACGTCCGGTTCTACAACTTCATCATCTTGCCGGAACGCTTCTTCTATGACCATCGGGTCAATTGTTTGTTCGGGTATGACAACCTTGCTAGGCGCAACCAAATCAAGCGGGTTAGCGGGTTTGGCAACTGGTGCGGGTAATTGACTTTCTACGAAATCTTGCGCTTCTTCACTTGTAATTAAGCCGCGCAGAACATCGGGAAACGCATCGCGCAAAGCAAAGCCACGCGCACGCATTTGCATCATGCGCTTGGGGTACATCGACCACGGGCCTTGTTTGCCCCACAAGCCCGCCCGCCTTGCGTCATCGATGCCAAACTTAACCGTCACGGCCTTGCGCCCTTTGCGCCGCGCTACGCAAACAGCTACAGGGTTTGGCGTTCCCTCGGCCTCGAAATATTCTTCTACATCTTCACAAACGCTAGAGGCTTGCACAAGGGCCATTGCCGCATCGCCGTAGATGCTAGGTTTACCATTGATGACCGCTATGTTTTGCAAGGCTTGCAAGGGCGCTAAACCGATTTCACAACCCCATTGCACGCAAACTAAAACATCTTCAGGCTTGCCTTGAAACTGTTTAGGAATCATTGACGAACTTGCCAACATTTCGCTAAAGGAAATGGCCTCTGACAGCGTGGTGGGGGCAAAGGATTTGTTAGTGCTTAACTGCATTGTCGGCCTCATCGTTATCTAATTCTTCTGAAATGGTTGCAATAACTAAAGTGGCGATGGCCTCGACCGCGGCTTCAGCTACTTCACGCGGCATTTCAGGCGATGCTTGCATCATTGTTTGAACCGCCATTTGGTAAGCGGCTTGAATTCTTGTTTGATTCATGCTGATAATTCCTTAATACTTATGTTTGATTGGCGTACTGAATATGCTTTGCGTGCGGGCATTAGTTTTTCCGGCGCATCTTTGTAATTTCGCATGGGCCAAGCAATAATCATTTGCCCTGCCCTTGCTTTTTCAGCATCACCAAGCATTTGCTTTAGCTTCATTTCTGCATCGTCAATCGCCGACTCGCAAGCCGCAATCACTAACTTTTTGTCTAAAATTGTTTGTGCCAATTCAATAGCTTTGCCATTTAGTTCTATTTCTTCTTTGTGCGCCGTTGGAAACAGGCGGTTTACTTCTGCGCTTGTTGTCGGTGCGTACCAATCTAGTTCGCCCGTTGCGCTGTACTTGTCTAACTTGCTTTGAAATTCAAGCACGGCCTTAGTAATGGCTTTTTGGGTTTCGTAATGAACCGCAAACAGGAACACGCGCAATTGCATACCCGAATACAGTACGCAAACAGCGCCCCATTGATGGCCTGTCACAAGCATTTGCCCTTGCAATTGAATTGGGCCGCGGGCAAGGTCGGGCGTATCTTCAGGGTAGGCTTTAGTTAGCTTGGCCTCTAAAACCCCCGTGCCGCGCAAAACAATGCTTTCTTGACCAACGACATAAATGCCCTTGGCAGGGTCGCTAACAATGGTTTGGCCCTCGCCCTCGCCTATCCCGTCCAATGAGCATTGAAGGGGCAAGCAAGCGTGCGTATAGGCTTGCCGTATGTCGGTGTCAAACATTTTGATGCCCAACCTTTTTGCTGACTCAGCCAAAATGACCGGCTCAAGGGTATTCCCCCACGACATCGCTTCATTGCCAATGTCGGGGCGTTCTAAACCATCAATGGCATTAAAGCTGTATTGAAGTTCATCATTGGGGCTTGAATATTTCGAGTAGCCCATCAAAGCGGGTAAGCGGCTTGCGCTCATCGACTTATCGTTTGTTAATTTTCCCGCCATTTTTAGGTGTCCTTAATCTGTGAGGGCGTAAACGCGAACAATGCGTGCGTGGGCTTCTTTGTGATTGGCCTCGCACATCCCAATTTTTTTAAATGCCTTAGTTCTGAACACCGCGCCAAGCACGCTAGGGTTTACCCCTGCCGGTACTTGTAGGTGTTTACGAACATCATTGATTGAAACTTCACCATTGCGTTTGGCTATCTGCATGGCAAGGGAACGGCAACTATTGAGAAAGTCAGCGTCCCTAACTTCAAACATATCTAGCTGTTGATCGCGTAATTGTTGGCCTAAAGTTGGGTTAAGCATGGGTAGCCTCTTTAGGTGTTTTAGCCCGCTTGACGGTGCTTTTGGCTTCTTCATTGGCAATAACTTCAGCCAAGGGCATCCAACCAAACTTGCGCCAAGTGCATTGAATGTCAGTAAGTGCCGCGGGTTTGTACTCGCATCCCTGCGCGAGTGATTTTGTCGGGAATGTGATTTTCTGCATTTTAGGAAAACAGAAAAACAGACAAACAAACAATCAGAATTGATGCCCCGAAGCCAAAAGCTACCCCTAGTTTTTCGACCCTAGTTTCGCTGTCTGACCGATGGTGCAAATTGGCTTGGCAATCTGCAAATACATCGTAAGATGTAATGCCTTGATATTGAAGCGTTTTAGGCTTTTCACGCCCTATTTGGGGACGCATTAAAGCTATGTTTTCTAGCTTTTTTTGTACATTTCCCAAACACCATTGGTAGTGTTTTTCGGTTTGATAAACACTATATACATCGTATAAAGTAGGAATTCTATAATCCTGTTTTGCAGATTTTCTAAAGCTAGAACCCGCTTTAACAAACCCCGACTGCATTATGTTTTTAAACACTTTTTGCCCCTTTTAGTTAAAAATACAAGTTAACGTGAATACTTAGTACAAAACCCCAACCCCAACTGACCCGAAAACGCTACCTATAGTGATGGCACATCATGCCATTTTTACCCCTGTAAAGGTCATTATTTACCTATAACCAATCGCTGTTTTCTTGACCGCAAAATTCACTACCTTTGCATCCTTTTTGGCTTCAGAAAGCGACCCTAACGACACATCGCTAAAGTCAATAACGGGCTTAGATTTAGCCGCCTTTCTATCCTGTTTCGCCCGTGCATCTGAAATATCTTTAGCCCGTTTGGTGCTAATACCTTTCATGGCATTTTCTAGGTCTAACTTCAATTGCTTTTGCATTAACTTTTCAGACCTTGCGTGTAGTGCTTCGGCGGCTAGCTTTTCTTTGGCCCTTAGTAAGAACGATTTGCTACTAACATATTTAAGTTGAAATTGCGAATCGGCAAACAACTGCCTAGCCAACATGACACGAATAATGGGGTCGCCCTCGACTTCATAGGCAAAATGCTGAACTTTCTGATTTAACTCAGAAATGATGACCGCGCACTTTTTTAGTTCTTCCAAACTGGTAATTCTGAAATCCAACCGGCAACCTACAGGCCGACCCGACTTCACCAAATACTCGCCCAACTTGTTTTCATCGCTTGGGAAAATCTGCGCCCAATTGACGATTTCTTTATAGTCCGGTTCATTTTTCATTGTTTTTCGTCTCCAAATACACTGTCAACTTTGGTACTACTCCATCAATAAATTCTCGAAAATAAAATTTATATTGAATTGACGTTTTACACACATTTGACACATTGATATACATACCGTTAAAAATCCCCATGTTGGTGCAGGGTTTTGTAATCAACATTTGACACAATGTTTGTTCCTATATAGGGAACATTTATAAGAACACTGTTCTTGTATAAAGAACATTTATTTAATCCGTTTCAGCAAATTTTTAACTTGCGTAGGCGACCAAGTATCAAAGCCGCGTGGTGTCAGTAGGCCATCTTTGGCAAAGGCCGCGGCAATATCACGCAAGGTACTGGCCTTAGATTTCTTAATGATTTGGCGCACCATTGGGGCAACCCTTTCGGCGAACGCATCGGCCTTGGCTACGTTGACCACGTTACCCGCCGCTGAACCGATTTCCGGTGTTCCTGACCCTAACTTAACGCCCTGCTTCTTTAGCTTGGCTAACGCGGCTTTAGTGCGTTCCCCAATGCGTTCTGCTTCCCAATGTGCGAACACTTGACGCATCTTTAACATTTCCCGCGTGGCTACCGGTAAGTCAACGCAAATGAAATTGACTTTTGGGTCATCTAGCAACAAATCACTAAAAGCCATGTCGCGGTTTAGCTTGTCTAAAGATGCAATCAACAACTTTGCTTTTTGCTTCTTACAAACACCGATAGCCGAAACCAATGCCGGTCGGGTTTTCTTGTGCCTTACTTCATTCTCTATGAAGTCAGCTATGACTTTGCCGTTGTGTTTCTCAATAAACTCAATGACTTTTGTTTTTTGAGTGCCAAGTGAATTAGCAGTTTTATTTTTTTCAAATTGCCGGTAGTAAGCAACAAATGTTTTGTTAGTAAACATGGTGTTCTCTTATCTTGTATTGGTAGTGTTTAAACATTCAAAAAAGTATTGTCACGAACGGCATAAAAAACATCTTGCAATGCTATGTATTCGCCGTAAGCAACAACGCGGTCAAAATCGGTTCTGTCTTTAATTTGGTTTGTACCGTTGTCAGATACAAAGCCCCAAATCTTTTCCATCTTTGCAATTTGCGATTGCAATTCGTTTAGTAGGTTTTCTTTGCTAAAGCGAATCATGATGTTGTTACCCCTTTAGGTAGTTCTGAAAATTCAGCCAAAGTGACAATACGCATCACGCCTTTGTCAACCAAGTGCGTGTAGTTTTTTCTGACAACCCAACGAATTGCTTGCAATGATGTGCAGGGAATCGTTACGTCTTTCCATGTGTTATTGAATTCATCAAGATGCACAACAACGTGATCTTTTTTGCTAGATGATCTTTTCATTTGTTGCCTAAATTGATTGCTTGTGTACCGGCTTTTTCAGCTTCTTCACGGCTATTAAAAACTGCGCTAATAACAATGTTCTTTGGGCCACGGGCGTAAACCCAACCGCCAAGTTTTTTGTTTTCAACAATGCGAATTAACCATTCGCTTTGGCTTGCTTTACGGGGCTTTTTGTTTCTATGCAAGATTTCGGGGCTAGGTATCATTTAAAAATCCTTTGGCATAAACAGCCGGTTGTTTTGTACACAGCCCAATTGTATATCAGGTGTATATCGTTTGTACAATCTTTTTTAAATATATTTTTGCAGGGCCTAATTAGGCTTTCGCCCAATAGCCGTAAACCATCCGATGCGTGCAATCAAAGATGTCATTGGCAACCCCATCAATGACCGCCACAAAGTGATGCGCCTGATGCGCTATGACCACGCCCCTAGGCATATCAGAACAACGCGCCTTGCGCCCGTCAAACTTAGGTGCTGACTTCCAAACCCAACCGTGTTTTTTAAGAACGTCTGTATAGATGTCTTTGCCGATGCCGTTACGCGCTGACTTTGCTTTGCCAACATTTGCATTGGCTTGCGCTAATTCTTTATAAACAGCTTGGTAGTCAAGGCCCAACGCAATAGCCATTGCCCTAGCACCACAATCACCGGCAGTACCTTTGTACCCTGCCGCTTTGCGACCGCCATCATTAAATAAGTATTTCATAAAAACCCTTTCGGCATAAACAGCCTTTGTTTGTACAAGACCCAATTGTATATCACTTATTTGGGATTTGTACAGTAATTTAAAAATATATTTTGGGGGGTCTAAGCCCCCTACCCTTATTTACTGACTTTGACTAATGGTTGACCGTGATATTTGTCTGCAATTTCGGTCATTGTCTTAATAAAATCTTGACCCATTTTTGCGCGGTTGCGGCAAGCCCATTCCATGCGGGTGCGGGCTTCATATTGAAGGCGCAAAGAAGCTTGCTCAAATGGGATTTCTTCACGTTTGTGTGTCAATGCAAATTTAGGTGTAATTTCTTCTGACTTGTATTTGTCTGCGGTCGCAAGCAATTCAGGAATTTCTGCGCTAATTTCAGCAATGATTTTGTCAGTTTGAACACGGCTAACTTGCACAGGCAAATAGTTTCTGCCGGAACAAACACCGGAGAACCAACCTTGCTTGACCGTGTAACCGTGCTTGGACATCATGCCGTTAACAACAGCTTGTTCACGACCGCAACATTGGCAGTTACCGCGGGTTTGTGTTTGAGTAGCTTTCATATATTTCCTTTTGGCGTTAACAGCCTGTCTGTGTATATGTCCCAATTGTATATCACTTTGTACGTTTGTATATAGCCCAAAGGGTTCATTTGACTAGGATATACCCTTGGTTTTAAAAATAATTTTCACATTGTTGTATTTGTACAATCCCCAAATGCTACATTTGTTCTATATCTTTTTGAAATACACCAATGAAACAAGCTAAAACCAAACCGTTCCTTATGCGCCTTAAACCTGAGACAAAGCATTTGCTTGTAAGGGCTAAAGAAGACCAAAGGCGGTCAATTTCAAGCCTGATTGACGAATCAGTACGGGTGCAATTGGGCTACCGTTACAGCGGCCTAGAGGCCATTAAAACTGATGAAAAAGTGGTCGAAGCATGAGCAACAAAGTAGTGTTTGTTTTGCTTGTCATTTTTAACTTTGCTTGTTGGGCAATGGTCATTTACTTTATTAGTTTAGGCATGAAATGAACACTACGCCGCCCTGCCCTGTTGGGCTTTACGAATACAACTGCACGCTATGCGATGTTGCTTTAGTTTGCTATTTAGAATACTTCCCGCCTGAACGCGGCTCTAGCGATTCGATGGGTGCGCCCTACGAAGATGACCGCGATGAATCGGTTGATTTAATTAACGTCTATGTTGATGGCACAGATGTTGACATTGTGGCAATCATGGCGGCGGTGTTCATGGACGATATAGAACGCATGGCCCTTGCTGATTTTAAGGCGTACAAATGACGCATACACAAGCTACACGGTTGCTTGACTTAGTGCGGTTGAATAAGGGTGCTGACTTGCCTGATGACGTTATTAGCGAAGCCTTGTACATGACGGGTGACGGGCCTTTAATAACTGAACTGCCAAACCCTGCAATGGAAGCGTTCATACAAGCAATGCGTGAGGCGGGCCAACTGTGAGGTACGCCGCACGGGTAGATGCAAATCAAGATGCCATCGTATCGGCATTACGCGCCGCGGGCGCATACGTTTGGATTGTTGGTTTGCCTGTTGACCTTTTGGTCGGCTACAGGAATCACACTTACTTAGTAGAAATTAAAACAGATGCCAAACAGCGTTTGACAGCGTTACAGGCCGACTTTTTCGACAACTGGAAAGGCGGCACGTTAGCGCGAGTTGATAGCCCCGAATCAGCCTTGCGAATGTTAAAGGTAATCGCATGAGTTTTGCATCACATCAGATTGCGTTAAAGGGTAGCGCAATAAACACTAACGCATACAAGCTATGCCATTTTTGCGAAGAAAAGAAGCCCCCTGAAGGCGGCGTACAACTTAGCCCGCGCCGGTGGCTATGCGCCGTTTGTTGGGTCGATAAAACAAGAAAACAACCTAAAAAATGATTGCCCATCACAAAAAGATACGCGAATTGCTGACCGGTAGCGATGGATACACGGTTAAAGAAATCATGCTTGTTTTAGGCGTTGACAGGCGCGTGCTAATACGCTCTATGCAATCAATGCCTGATGTGTACATCGATAGATGGCGCGGGCCTGTACGCGGTCAATACGCCGCGGTTTGGTGCGTAGCCGCTGTACCTAACGATTGTCCTAAACCCAAGTGATTAAAAAGCAATGGAAACCGCACTATCACAAGCATTTAGGGACGCTACCCGAAAGGCGAACGCTAGAAATGGCGGTAGCACGGGAACTGCTGACAACGTGGGAAATCACAAAGAACCGCGAGTTGATAGAGAAACATCTAGGCGCACTCGACAAACTTTATGGCGCAAACGCGCATTTGAGGGTGCGAGAGTACATGAAGGAAATAAAGCGAAATGAACGATAAGCGGCTTATGTACGAAACGCCTGAAAGCCTTGCTAAAGAACTTGCTACAGCTAACAAGGTTGCAAGCCTTTGGAACTGTACGCCGTTTAAATTGCCTATCAAGTACGGGCTAGATTTTGCGTTTATCAAAGCTAACAACATCGTTGCATTTATTGAATTAAAGAGTATCGGATTCACGATGCAATCCATTAAAAACTTTGGTGGTTACAAACTTAGCTTGCACAAATGGAATGCGGCAAAAGCAATATGTGAAACAACTGGCAAACCCTTTTGCTTAATTGTTGAAACATCTGACAGCAAGATTTGGTACAACGAACATACAAGTTTTGGAATAATGCCCGTGGAAATTGGCGGTAGAGGTGATAGAGATGATTGGCAAGATTTTGAACCTTGGGTAATTTTAAGCGTGTATAACTTTAATCAAATAATATAATGACAAAATATAAGAAGACAAATTTTATTATGTTGCCTACACGGGCGGCTAAAGATAATAATTTAAGTAATGGTGCATTAAGCGTGCTTGTATTACTTTGCAGTTATTGCGATAAAGATAGCACAACATGGGTTAGTCAAAAGACATTAGCCGAAGACATGGACGTTACACGCCAAGCCATTACTAAACAGATTATGCAATTGCGTAAACTTGGTTATGTGCAAACAATTAAAAAAGGCCATCGCAATGTTCACAGCAATACCTTGCAAGTTATCTTTGATACCGTTGAACAACCTACTGTTAATGAACTAGATGTAAGCGGCATTGATGTAGATGCCCAAAGCAAGGTCATGGCAATGGTAAACACGGCGTTTAACAGGCCGACATTACTGCATAGCGTGCCAATTGCGCGAAGCGAAAGCCCGACAGTAAAAGCCATGAAAGAACAAATCAAAATGAAGCAATTTAAGAGTTCATAGGCAACCCACAGGTTGCCAACTAACGCAAGTCATAGGCAACCGCATAGGCAACCCACAGGTTGCCCTAAACTAGAAGGGAACTATATAAGGTTAACTCTTTAATCACTTTTTAATTACTATAAGGTTAACCTTATGTTTACTACGCAAAACCCAAAATCACAGAAATTGCCGCAATGGGTTTCGCAGAACTAGAAATTTAGAAATAATTTAAACATGAACAGCCGACCAACCGTCAAAACAAGCAATGCCGCAACAAGCCCTGCAAAGCCGCCTACAGGCGTTTTAAATTTAGGGGTAGCCACAGGGGTAGCTTGTACAGTTCCCAAAAGGTTCTACAGCGTTTTAAACGATTGATACACAAACAAGTTTTTTAACCAAAGGAGATAGCAATGGCATACGAAGTAAGGGCCGGTCAAGGGTCAGCATTTGTGAACCGCAACAAAACAGAAGCATGGCACGCCGACTACCAAGGCGAAATCATGTTGCCTGATGGCACGCTACATTATCTTGATGTTAAGCACGGTTTAACTAAGGCCGGTGATAATTGGTTTGCTGTCAAAATAGGTAAAGAGAAAATAGCTAAAGCACAGGCAGATAATCCTTATGTACAGGATAATAAGCCTACATTAAAGGCCGTTGCTAAACCATCGTTTGCTAATAATGATGACGATGTACCGTTTTAATATATATGCCATCAGTTCCCAATAATGTTAAATGCTCAATGCTTGGGTGTAATAACCCACGCACTAAGCTAAATACATTATGTTTAAATCATGGTGGTATAGATAATATGCCTACCCGTGAAACAGATAGCGCATATCAAACACCAATGTGGCGAACGATGCGAATGGCTCAGTTAAGTAAACAGCCATTATGTGCGGGTTGTTTATCTCGCAACATCGTGGCATCTGCCAAGCACGTTGACCATTTGTTTGCGTGGAAACATATAGGCGGTCATGCGTTTGCACGCAACATCATGCAAAGCCTTTGCCAATCATGTCATAGCGCCAAGTCAGGGCTTGAGAAACAAGGGGTGTACAGGCACTACACGCAAGATGGCGTAAAGGACTACAGCAAGCACGATTACGCTTATCTAATGGCTCAGTACAATGCCCAAACCTAACGTAATTTCACAATGTGTACACAAATTGAAATAATGGGCAAAATAGGCCAAAAATGGGGCAAAAACAGCGTTTTTTGGGGTGAAAACTTAAATATTTTGGGTTTGGCTAAAAG